TAATCCAAAGTCGGTTAACTCAGTGTTTCCACTTACATTTTGCAATAAACCAGAGTCGCTCCCCTCAGAGTTAATTACGGCTGCATTTCTTGCGTCTATGTACTCTTGGTTTGAAATCATCCTTGGGTTAAGGTCTTTGTTCATCTTAGCCCCAACGAATATATTTTTAACTTCTGGCATATTATTTTATTTTATCCACTTAGACTGGCCTCTCATAAGTTGAGTAAGCTCACCAATTTTAATGTTCGATAACCTTATCTTTGCGTTTCTTAGCTTTGCACTTCTCTCTCTTTTTAATCTATTGACAATGTACTCAGGTTGATTAATTCTGCTTGCCACAATAGCATGGCTTATATGGGCGTACATAGCGTCTTCTATCATCTTTGGAACCCTAGTGTCCAAGTCGTACGCTAAACCATCAGAGATGTACTCTATTACAATCAGACGACCCTTTAAATTGCTTGAGAATGTAAACACCCCTCTTTTATCGTCAATGCCAAACCAACCATTGTTTTGGGTTAATACAGGGTCTTCACCATATCTTTGTCCGTAAAACCCTCCCCAATAGTAGTTGTCAAGATACATATCGTCTACACTGTATCCTTCGTTCACTGAATCTTCAAAATACAAACCTGTTATCTTCTTAGTATCAGCCTCTCTCCATCTTTCTACAGTTTGTGGTGGGTCTGTTTCTATATTCTCTCCTAAACCATCTTGAGTGATTTCTCCTGTAGAATCTTGCTCAGGTGCTTGACTTGGGTTTATTGTTAGGTTTGTGTTTGGGTATATAATTCTTTTTACACCTAAGTCATCAATCCAAGACAATCTAACATAGTTAACATAGTCTTGTGGTATCACTGCTGTAAGGCTTGGAGATATTGTAAGCTCTTGATATTTAACAGACTTCAATGTGTCATAGCTAAACTCTTGCATACCTCGCTTGGCGTGAAATATTACATCAGTTCTTTTAACGCTTGGGATTAACTTTCCCGCACCAACATATGCAACAATAAAGTTGTTAATTATATCATTTAAAGATGTATACTGATAGCCTCCATAGTTATCTCTTTTTGCGGTAACAACTAAAGAAACAACAATGCTGGCATCTAGCGCAGGTGCTACAGTAAATCTTATTGTATTTTTTGGTGTAGACAATAACGAATAGTCTGTATTTTCGACTTGCGGAACCCCATTTACAGTTACGGAATAGTTAGTGTTTGATACACCATTTACAGTTGCAATTAAGTCTGTATTGAATGTACAAGTGAAGTCAACTGTAGCGTTGTCTCCAACAAAAGCCTGCTGTCCAGCGTAGTACTGTGCGTTAGTTTCGGTGATTAAACCACCATTTGGATTTGGCATATCTTATTAGCTTTTTTCGTTAATCTCTTCTCTTTGTACTTGACTTGCAGCTACTTGAATAATTTGTGGGTCTTTTATGACAACACCAAAGTAGAACAGTACTCTTAATATAAACTCTGTTTGCTCAGAAACATCTAATTCAATTTGTGTTGAGCCGTATGTACTATTATCATAGAAGTCTGTACTTGCAAGTGTTATTTGTAAGTCAGATGTTCCACCAAGAACACTAGTAGATACAGTAATTACATTACCTGCTGTATATAAATTATTACCTCCATCTATTACATTTATAGATGTAGGAGAGCCTCCTGTAATTACAACCTCTAATTGAAGACCATTTCCAGCGGTTACTCCTCCAGACCACCCAGCAGTAACATCAACAGTTCCTACATAAGTTCCATCATTATAATCCTCGCTATTTTGCGATATACTACTATTTAACGTATTGTCCCCTATGTTTATGCCTCCTGGAGTATAAGGGTTAGAGTCGTAAACATATTGACCAAGAGAGCCTATGTAGTACCCCCATCTTGGGTCTAATGGCTTCCTTAGAAAGTTTACGCCAATGTTACTTGTAATACTGTCAGGCTTGACAAATAACTTTTCGTTCTCAAATAAATATGTTGGAAAAGATGTTGTGGATTTAGTTAACGGAGATTTTTGGATATTGTAAAACTCCATTCTTTGTAGTCGTTGTACTTCAGTTTCGTCATTATATACAACCGACCCTAACCTATAAAACTCTACCGTGTTACCGTATATATCGGTTGTTGGTAGAGTAAAGTAAGGATTACTTGGCACAGTCGCTGCATCGTATGTAGCTGTACCGAATGTCTTGAATATGGCAAGCTTCTCATCAATATTAGCCACCCTATCAGCATAGTCATTGTCGCTTTGAGGCACTCTAAGTTGTTGATTTAAGTCTTGACTATACTGCTCAAAAATCTCTAATTGAACTTGGGCAGAAATCTTATTAAACTCATCAGGAGTTACATACCCTCGTTCTTCTTTGTTGAGTATAAGCAACACAGTTTTATATACTGTATTTACGTTTATTGCCATATTAATATTTCTTTTTATTCATAAAGGATAGGTCAGCAATTAAGCCAACCTACCCCTTACAAATATATTTACACACTAAGAGAATTTTTTCTCTATGCTTTTGTACACTGCCATACCTTCGTCAGTCTTAAACCAACTTGCTAGTGCAGAGTATGGATGCTCATCGAAAGGAACTTCCATTAGTTTTTTACCATTCACAGCCCAAGAGAATGTTCTTTGGTCTTGTGATAGCTTGATAATTCCAGCCTCTACTGCTCTAATACCAAAACTTCTAAGCTCTACATTTTCGTCTTGTGCAAGACTAATAAATAGTGCAGGGTTGTTTTTGGCAAGTAGCATCAAGTCCCTCTTGATTTCCTTAGATGTCATTTTAGAAACAGCACTTCCAACCTCTGTTCTTAGTATTGCTTCAGCGTGGTCAACATCTAATTCCCTTGCTAGGTTGAGTGCATCAATTTCAAGTTCTATATTATCCAATTCATTTACGGCTTCTGCAACTTGGTCTTGCTCTGCGTAAATTCTATTTCTTTGAGGATGATATAGAGACAAAAGTTTTTGTAAGTTTTGTTTTTCTTTAGGAACCATTAACACTCCATTTTTAAAAACAATGTGAGCCAATGTTACAGGCCCATTTTGCTCATCAACAAATGGGGATAATTGGTTTGTTGCATACCTTAGTTCTCTTTCGTATCCTAAATCTGCATCAAAATACATAAGGGGATACCTCTGTGAATGCTTTGATGCCAATGTAAATGTTAATGGTGATAATCCGTTTTTTAGATAGTATCGTCTATCTTTAATCTCCCACTTAGTAGAAGATTTTGCTTTTGCTTTTGCTTTTGTAGCCATAATATATAATAAAATTTAATAAAAAAATAAATAAAACTTGGAGCCGCACGAAGCGACCCCAAGTAATATTTGTTGTTTGCAATTACGCAGCTGTAAACAATACGAAGTTGTTAGCAGCTTGAGTTACCAAACATCTTTCAGACAAGAAGTTCACGGTCATTGCATCTAAATCAGAAGTGTAAGCACCTCCAACAGACCCAGTAATCCAAGACTTCATTCTTCGGTCGTCAGCTTCAGAAGCTCTGTAACGAACGTGCAAGAATGGTCGTCTGATGTTAGTTCCCAACATTTGGTCGTAAACTGTACTTGTTCCAGCAGGAACCAATACACCTTCGATGTTGTCAATCAAACCACGAGTGGTAGCATCGTTTAGGTATTTCCAGTCAGTTTTGTAGAAGTCGTAAGAACCTCTTCTAAAACCAGCAAATCCTAAGTTTAATGCCATTTCCTCAGAGTTTTCAAATACACCAAAAGAAGTACCACCAGCTCCGTAAGAGTTCTGAGCAGCTAACATATCATCAAAGTCTAAAGAAGTAGCTCTGTCCAAGAATAACATATTCTCTTCGATAGCTCCTTGCTTGTCAAGATTTTGAAGAATTAAATCAAAGTCACCTAATGCACTTCTAGTTCCACCACCAGAACCAGTACCACTTGCGTAGTTTTGGTATACGTTACCTCTTGATGTAATAGCAGCAAAAAGACCTTCAGTACCAGCAGTGGTAATTCCAGTTGCAAGAGCATCTTGAGTAGAAACTCCAGATGCAGCAGTAGCAAGTTCGCCTTCAACTACAGCCATTTCCAAATAATCTTGGAAACGTAGTCTAGTTTCTCCTTCAGATTTTAAATACCATAGGTATCCGTTTGTTCCATCTTCAGCAGCAACTTCAACCCATCCAATTTGTGCAGCATCAGAACCACTAATTTCATAGGTGTCCTTGATGATGATTGGCTTGTTGTTGTACTGTGTGAAAGAAGCTTCCAAAGAACCTGACATTCCGTTTTGTCCTTTAGCAAATTCAGAACCGTAAACAAATACGTTTACCTCTCCGTTTCCAATGCTACTCAAATCAGCAGTAGTGTAAGACAATACTGTAATAGTAGTGTCAGTTACAGCAGATACATAACACTTTAGTGTAGTCAAACCAGTAGCAGCATCTGCAACAACAATAGTGTTACCAACTCTTATAGAATGCTTTCCACCTTCTAAGTGGTCAGTACCAAATGTAATAGTAGAACCAGCAGCAGTAGCAGCACCACTCAATGTTACTGTAAGGTTTCCAGCACCAGCTTCGTACCCAATGTGTAGTCTGTTTTGCTCAGACCATACAACTTGGTCAGAAGTCATTGGCATTTCAGCACCTACCATTCTTAAAAATCCTGATAGAGTTCTGTTACCATAACGCTCTACTTCCATTTCATAAAGCTCTGGCAAGTATTGTTGAGCAAAGTCATTACCAGCTCCGCTAGTAAAATCTAAATAGTTTTCAGCCAACGCTGATTTTGTTGGCATCGGTTTTAGGCTAAATGAGCCTAAAGGGTCATTAGTTGAGAATGTTCCCATTTTTTTTAATTTTTAAAGTTTGTTTTTTTAATTTTTAATTTTGAAGAATCCACTCCACTTATAGCCTTAACCTTTAACCCATTTATGTACACGCTATCGCCAGCAGTTTTTCTTGGTTCGTCAGATAAATTCTTAGATTTATTGACTACCTCCTTAACTGCATCGGCTTTACCCTGCTCATAAAAGTGAGTTGCAATCTTGTCCATATTTGAAGCAGCATACATCGCTTTGTGATAACCTTTGTGGTCTTTAATCTCTCCATTTTCCCCCAGAAACTTTCCGATGATGTTAGAGATGTCTGACTGTTTTTCAGCAAGACTGGTCGGATTATTAACGCCATACCTGAATTTCTTTTCACCAACGGTAAAATCAAAACCTTTGAAGTCGTTGTTGAACATTTCAGTTGTAGCTTTTTTAAACCTGTCGTGCTTTTCTTGGTTCAAAGCTTGTTCTTCGTTATATCGATTAAAGAAGTCCATTGCTTTTTGTTGCTCTTGAGTTACGCCTGGTCTTAACTTAATCTCATCGTAATATTTACTCTTTAAGTCTTCCAAAAAGTTTTTGGCTTCTGCAACCTCTTCTTTAAACGCAAGCTTCTTCTTGCGTATGTCTCTTTCTTCGTCTAATTCTTCATCATATGAAAACTTATCTTCTAAAAGGAAATTAATCTCATCATCATCTAGATGAGGTTTGCTTTTTCTGTAGTATTCCTTTAGTAAGGTATTGTTATCTACATTGCTGTAGTCTGCATTTAACCTCACATAGTCCTCTACAGTTCCACCTGTTTCTTCCATAAATGAAACAAGCTTTTCTATATTTTCAGGAAGCGGCTTACCAGTTGACTTAGATTCATTAATTGCATCTGACATCTCTTGAGTCTTAGCCTCTACCTCCTCTTTTTCTTCTTCTGTTACTTCTTGTATTGTGACTGACTCTTCATCTTGAACGGAGCTTTCCCCTGATGATACTTCTTCAACCACTTCTTGTACAGCTTCGGTTGGTTTATCTGTAGCCACGTCTGTTGCTTCTTGCTCTTTATCGGCATCGTCTTGTTTTAATTCAACCTTAGTAACCTCTTCTTCGACATCTTCTTTTTTGGAAGATAGATTAACCTTTACAGGCTCATTAGTTTTGCCAAGGTTTTTCATTTTAGGTTTACTTTTAATTTTAAAGTCACCCTCTTTTTTTACTTCTTGTTTTTCTGACATAATATAATATAATATAAATTAAAAAAATTCTATTTAGCTAGGCTCGAACTGCTCTAGTCCAACCCCTCCTAATACATCATTACCTGAACTTTCAAAGTTTTTCGGTAATAAGTTATTTTTTCTTTGGTCGATTAGCTCTGATTGTACAGTTCCTTGCATCTTTATTCTCTTATCCTTTCTGTCTTCAATATCTTGCTCTTTTTGTATTTCAGCAGAACCTTTGGCTTGTGCGAGCTGTACATTGTAATTAAACTCTTCAGCCATCAACTCTCTTTTAACTTGAGCTTCTGCTTGAAGTTTTTGTATTTCAAACTCAGTCTTAGCTTTCTCAAGGTTTACTTTTTCAGCAGTTATAACCTGTTGTTTTTGTGCCTCTGCCAATGCAGCCTTTTCAGATGCCTCAGCATTAGCTTGTGCCTGTGCTTGAATGTTTTGAAGTTGAGCTTGTCTAGAAGCTTCTTGTTTCTTTCTTCTTCTGTCTTTCAACATTTCATTTGCAAGCTGAAGATTTTTTACTCTTCGTATATCAATAGCGTCCTCAAGGTCTATGCCTCCTGATTGCAATGCTACTTGTATGTTCTGCTCTAACTGTGCTTTTTCTTCTTCGTCTGGCTCTAATTCTAAAAAGATTCCGAAGTCGTGTAAGTTTAATTGAGAAGTTTCCTGCATTGTTGCAGCATTAAACTTAGTGATACTGTTATCTAAAGAGTTTGAAGTCAATGCGAAATCTAATGAATCAGCAATTCTTCTAGAGATGTTTTCGCAAGCTCTAAGCGTCAAATAACAGCTCGCCTGTAGTATGTGTCGTGTAGCCACATTGGATTGATTAGCGGCCATCTTTTGAAGCCCTACGAGTGCGTCTTTATCAGGGGTTGAACCATCTCTTGCTTCGTTAAGTCCTGTTACATCTCTTATCATCTGTAAATAGTATTGATACGTCTGTATCAACGATGCAATCTTAGCTCCTCCACTTGATGATTGAAGCTCTTGAATTGGAACCTTACCTCTATTTAATTCCCCATCCTGCGTTAAAGACCTACCTAATACACTACCAGTTTGGAAGTACATATTAAGAGCCTCTGCTGGATTGTATGTTGTTCCGTTTCCTAGGTCGACCTCTGCAAGACCATCTACATCCAAAAACACACCATCAGGAACCATCTTGGTCATAACCTGCTGTAACTTCAAGTGTGTAATCTGAATCATATCAGCAAAGCCAGTAATTCTATTTACAACAGAATCAATTCTTCCGTTATACATTCTTGGCGCACATAATACATAGTTCATTTCTACCTTTGTAGTATCTGCAAATGGTCTTGTCATATTTTCACATAACTCCCATTTTAGCATTGTATTTGTCCCAAGAACCTTAGCTCCACTATATAAAACCTCTATGCTTCGAGACACCCTCTTAAATGTATCGTTTTCTGGTGGATTAAAGTCATCAGACTTTTCAATAGCCTTTTCTAATCCGTTTGGCCCTTTCTTAATTTTAAATACTTGATTGTTATATGTCTTGTATTCAAAGTACAATACCTGAACAGTGTTCTCGTCATATCCTTTCCATCCTGTAAGGTACTCTCTGTTACCAGGCATATCCTCAATTCTCTTCAATTCGTCTTGAGGTATATTTGGAAACTGCTTCTTAAGCTCTGGTATTGTTACGGCTTTTACTTCTCCGACATAGTATATGTCTTCAAAGTTAGGGTCTTCTGTATATGAATAAACTAAGTTCGCTGGGTCGCAGTATTCAACTTTTACACCATTAGCTTTGTTCCAGTTTGTTTTTACAGCACCTATCCCAAGAACAGTTAAATCGTAGTTAAATCTTTTCCTTACCTCGTCAAACTTATTTTTAGCCAATACTTGATTGATTGCTTCTTCCTCAGCAATTTCTATTGACTGCTTGTAATCCAACTGCATATGCAAAGAAAGCTCCTCTTTTGTTTGAGGCAACTCCTCTGGATTGCTAGTTTTAAACGCATCTATACCCAAAGACTCTTTTAGTTGCATTAATTGGTCTTTTACAACCATATCTCGCATTATAGATTCGGCATAGTCAGTCCTTTGTTTTACTGCCTCTGGGTCTTGTGCGTAAGCGTTTATCTCATACTTCTTTTCTGTTATTCCATTTGTAACAATGTCAACAAATTTAGAAACAACAGGTACAGGCTTCCAGTCCAAATTCAAATAAGACAGGTCGCCATTGATAGCTAGTTCATCTTTATATTTTTGAACAGGCTGCTCACCTCTTGCATAAAGCCTCAAGGTGTGGAAGTGGTTGTAATTAGTAGCGAACCTATTCCCATAACCACCTTGATTGAACCACTCAGACTCTATGGCTTGGGCAACTTGCCTGCCATACTCTGCGCTATTCTTTTCCTCATTGCTAACAACTTGGCTAGGAAATACGCTATTTGGATTTGCAACTACATTCATCTATTAATTATTTTTGAAGCATTCCCAGTATTATCATATCTTGCTAATCCTAGGTTTATATTCTTTCTTACTACTTTGTTTACAGGTGCATACCTGTTTCTATTACAAGCCATAATGGCTAATCCAGAACTTATTGACGCATCGTGCGCTGTCCTGTTGTTTATATTAAATCTTGCCCAATCTTCTAATGTTCTTTGGAAATACACATCCCCCATTTCATCGTCACCTAAAACACCTACCAACTCCTCTATGTATGTTTCTATTGCGGCAGCGTGTGCTTGCTTTATATCCTCACTTGAGTTTGGTATTCCTCCTATCTCCCTTTCGGTTGCCGATAGCTTGGTGTATGTCTTGTCTGGCCTATTCATTGAGAATCCTCTATAACCCCTATTTTTAAAGTGATATAAAAGTCTTGGCTTGTTGTTCTCTGCAAGTATTGGCATACCGTAAAAAACGCAAGCCATCAATATGTCTTCAAAAAATATCTCAGCAGTTTGAGGTCTTGCAATATATTCTAAAAAGAAATGATTGCTTGGTGCATCCTCCATACTAAACTTCGTTAGTCCGTGCGCTGAACCTTTTGAACCTCTTTTATCTACCGTTCCAGATATATCGTAAGGGTCACATCCGAATGCTCCTAAATGTTCATTACCTGGATACTTGGTTCCATTCTTAACTACGATTCTATTTTGCAAGCTAACAGGTGGAATCCAAGTTATATGAAACCTTCCTTTTGGGTTTGGCATAAACATAACCCTTGTGTCCTGAATACCATTCTCCCACTGAAAGTTTCCTCTTGTTATCAGAGAACTTGACCGCATACCTTCGTTGTGGTCTATCTGCTGATATATCTTTGTTAAGTTAAATATAGACTGCTTAGCTTCGTCTCTAAATGCGTGTTGCTCAGTTCTTGGAAACTGTCTATAAAACTCATTTAAACCATCTTGGTCGCCTTTAAGCCCCTCAACTTCATTATCCCAATACTCTATTACGCCTTGCTTAATAAATCCTCCATACGGGTCTTGAACTGGCTTTTCTGGCGTATCGAATACAGGTAGTCCATAAGAATCAATGTATCCTTCGTAATTCCATTCCATAGGTATGAACAAAGAGTATAGTCCAGAAGAAGTTTGTCCATTACTGTTTCTGTTCGTAACGTCTGATGCATAGTACAGTTTTTTGAAGTTATCCCCTCCTTTATCTAAAGCGTTAGACGTAGAACCCATCATACACTTACCTATTATTCTGCTACCTAATCTTAAACAGGTTTTTGTTACTCTCCAGTTATTAAGTATGTTGTTTGGTCTTTCCCATTTACCACTATTCATACTTATCGTGTAATCACTAAGAACAAGCTTTCTTTCGTTGTCACACACTGCGTCTACCTGTATTCCAACGTATGGCTGCACTCCTATTTTCTTAATTGAGACCTTATTTCTTCTTCCTCTTGTTTTTGGCTTATAGCCCCCGAAGGATTTTTTCTCTGTCAGAATAGGTATTCTGGCAAGGTCTCCTGAAATGCTTACTTTATACCTGTCAGTGTCGAAGTTTGATTTACTATGCTTGACCTCTGAGCAAGACAACCCGCAAGAAAGAGCTATTTCCCTTGCTTGAGAAACAAGCGTTTCATTTGCCATACCTATTTCTATACATCCTTTTTTCTTGTCAGAATACCCATCCGTATCTATTAGCCCTGCTAAAACCTGAAGCCTTGTATCTATAGATGACTTCATATACTGTTCTGGAACGTGCTTGTTCTTGTAAACACCTATTTTTTTTAACTCATCGTTTATGCCCTTGAATCTAAACTCGACCACATGAGCCTTACATTCATCTCTATTTATAATGTCAAAATCAACATTCATAATTTCAGCCAACCTCCCTAAATAGTGGAGTATCTCTGGTTCTTCATCCTGATTCACAATTATAGACATTGCAGAATATCTACCATCACCCAACCAAAGCCCCAGCAAGTATGGTGGAATACCGTTAAAAACATCTTCCCTTTCGATACCTGTAGATACGACTCTTGTAAGATGTTTTTTTCTGAATTTTGAAGATTCAAAAAACTCCTTAGCCGTTAATACTACCTCTCCTTTTTTATACTCGTTAAGTACGAGCCTGTGATTTTCCGTAACGATGAAATCTTTTCCGTATGGCTGCTTTATCAGATAAGAATCAGCGTAACCTTCAGTCTTCTTCACCACTGTTTTAATCACCCCACCTTCAACTGTAACCTTATCTCCAATATTGTACTCATTTATTGGTTTAAAGTCCATGTTTTCATCCATAATCTCAGTGCTTGGATGATAACACTCATCATGTACAAGTAACTTTAGTTTTTCTCCATCATAGGAGTTGTCACCTGTATTCTTCCAATCAATAGTAGTATCCAACCCTTTAATATCTTCTTGCTTTTCGTTAACGTCAAGTTTCCTTCTCGTAAACTTTGATGCTGGTACTCTATACGCAAGTTCAGTCTTGGGTCTGTCCATTCCATCTTGTATAGGTTTAAAGAAGAATGGGTAGTTGACTGAAATTGGTACAACCTTGTCGGTAAACATCTTTTTAGCATCAGGGCCTGACTTTGATAGTATTCCATATCTTGAGTCAACCGATATTGTAGCAAGATTGACTGTCTCTCCAGACGACATAAAGGAGAATCCACTCCGTCTATTTTTAAGGTAGCACATTCCAAAGCACCTTGAGTCAGCCTTGCAAGCTTCCCAGAATATATAGAAGAGTCTGTTTGCTTCCCTAAAGTCTGGCTGTCCAACGTCAATCTTTGACCATTGCAAGTACATATAATGAGAACCAGTAATGTAAGTAGGTTTGTCTTTATTAATAAACCAAAATCCGTTCTCCCTTCTTTTAAACTCTTCTTCAATGTAATCGTACCACTTTTCTTTAAACTCTTCTGGATATTCTTTCCAGTCAAATATTGTCTTTATTCTTTGAAGCTCCTTTGGATATTCTATCTGTTTCCATTTATTATCCTTGAACTTGTAAGTGTCAAATTCTTTTGGTAATGCAATCTTTAGGTTCTGTATTTCATACACCTCACCTATTTGACCAGTATTGCTAATTACAACTACATCAAACTCTTCATCGTAACCATACTTCCAAGACTTAGTCCTGTTCTTTTTCTTTATGGTGGAAGGCTTTATGTGGTCATCTAACACCCTATATAGGGTCTGGGTGTATGACTTACTTTGAGTTGGCTCTTCCTTCTGCAAAACCTTTAAATTCTTTTTTCTTTACTTCCTCTTTAGGCTTGTCATTCAAAATATCCTCTTCATCTTGGATGCGCTCAAGTATTTCAAATGCATCAAATATTGCAAGCTTTTTCGTAGCCGCCGCATTTTTCAACCTGTCAGCAGATATATCATCACCTGAATCTACTATAGCTTCTTCTGCAACTTTAATAAGCTCATCAACAGCTCTTCGCCCAGCTTGGATTATATTCTTTTTCGTTTCCTTTATATTCATAGGTAGCAACGATATTAATTAATTTCATACAATATAATAGTTCCCCATCTATAACAAACTCAAACTCTGATGTTGGTCTGAAAGAAACAAGGTCTCCTTCGTTTACACCAAGCTCAACCAGTCCTTTGTTACCATACTTCAAAACACCCATAAGTGGCTTCTCCTTTTCTAAAGAAAATATGCTATCGCTAAGTATTGGTTTTACAAAACAATAATCGAGATGAGTTTTATTCTCTCCATACATATATATCTGCTCAGGGGAGCAAGCATACATATCTTCCTTTATAAAGCTTCTACTGTTTTTTTCATTACCTCTAATGTCGTAAAACCTTCTAAATACATTGTGGTGTACAACAACCTTGTCACCAACTTTTATATCAGTTTCTACAGCTAATGGCAATGCAACCACTTCTGCTAACTTGTTTACGCTTTTAAACTCCTCAAGCCTTGTGTTTACGATGAGGTCTACATCGTCAACTTTAACAGTATTATTGTATCGACCATTAATTGGTCTTACAATAAAATCGTGTACACTTCTCATTTAATACTCTAAATCGTACTCAACAGATATTGCCATATTGCAGTTAAACTTCTTCCAGGGCAATACCTCTTTACCTTTCACTATGTGAATGTTATAAGAACCGTCTTCCTCTTCAAATATAATATCAGATATTTGATGACCTCCATATACGTTTTGCCCTACGGAATAGTGCATAGCGTCATTCTTGTAATCAGAACCAATACTAATTTTTCTTATAACACTACTCATTACTCAACCACTTCTTCTTCAATCTCTGAGTATGTACCATCATCTAGATTGATGTTAACACGACCGTACTTCTTTTCTAGTTCGGTTTTTGTTTCTTCAACCTCTTTGTTTACATCTAAAAAAACCTGCATTACCTCATGTTTTCTTACTTCCAATGTTCCAAGGTCTTGTTTAATTTGAGCAAGCTTAGTTTGCTGTTCTCTAATTTGCTCCAACTCTTTGTCTTCTATTCTATTCATATTAAATTAAATTGTATTTCTATATACTTATAGTTACCTATGTTTTATTTTTTTTCTGAACTAGTGCCATAGTAGTATGCGAATATGTTACTAATTACAACACCTTCAATCATACCCATTAAGTGAACAAATAAGTCATTATTTAAAACGCCCTCTTCGTAAACTACAGCATATATGACAAACACAAATGATAACAGCCCTACAATACCTGTAAGCATCATCATTAAGTCTTTGTCACCAGTTTTTTTAACTTCAATCTCTCTATTTCTAGCAGATTCTCTGTCTTTAATTTCTAACTCATACATTTCTTTAGTTTGAGCTAAAGCCTCTTTCTTGTCTTCTGGGCTAATCTTTTCGTCTTTCTCTACAAGGTTTTTTACAATACCTAAAACACCTGCATCTGGCAGTAAGTCACCAGCTACATCTAATATATGTGGAGCAGTCTTACCTAAAAACTTACCTAACTTTGTATCTTTAAATTTTTTAGACATTGTATTTTTTATCTTTATATTTAGTTTTAGACTTCTTATAAGCCTCTGCTTCCCAAGGAGAGTTCTTAGGGCTGGCCATTGCCACACCCCTTGAACTCTTTGAATATGCCTTACCCTTCCAATAAATGTTCTTGTCATCATAATCTAAGTCACCTCGTGACATTTGATTAATGTGAACCATTTCGTGCCTTATGACTTCCTTGTGAAATTTAGGGTCAAGCTTTTCATTAAGAACAATAGTGCCATTCTTATTGCTTTGACCAAGAACACCATCACCTAAGTCTGCGTGATACACAGGCACAGGCTCCTTTTTATATGGAGGGTTAGACAGTTTAAATGCCATTGTTATTTACAAGACTTTTTACCCATCATTGCAGCACCTCTGCCACCCATATGCTTGGAAATTTGGCAACCTGCTTTCATCATAGGTTTATCATACTTACCTTTCATCATAGGTTTGTCATAACCACCCTTCATCATAGGTTTTTCGTATCCACCCATCATAGGCTTGTCATAAGAACCTTTCATCATAGGTTTATCATAAGAACCCATAGAAGTTCCTGCCATATTAATCATACTTTTGTTTTTCATTTTTATATATGTTTATTGTTAACCACTTAACTTTTTTTACAATCTATTAGCACTCCCACGCTTTTCTTGACCAAAAATTTGCACTTAACTTATTATTTTTTCCTTTAATACCACCACTTCTAGCACAATAACTTTTTTTACGCTTAGGGTTGTTTTTTTTAATTTTCA